GGTGTAGTTCGTGATGCCAACCTTTTTGAGCGCAGGCCGTAACCAGGGGCGATAGTCAGCGTATGGCCCTGAACGCGGAAAGATCGAATCGGTCGGCTTGTGAGGGACCATTGTTCGCTGCGACTCCAGGGCCGCGAGTGCGATGGTGTTGAGAGGAACGTTTCGCGCCGACCCGTTCTTCGAATTGGTCAGCCTTATTAGGCGCCTGTCGAAGTCCACCTGGGACCACGAGAGGGTGAACTGCTCCGTTAACCGCATCCCTGTGAAGACACTCACGACAAACGACGGCAATTGCTGAGGATGGTCCCGCTGAATGATCGCAGCCAGTTTGTCGTACTCTCCGCGGCTCAAGAACCGGAGACGCGCGTTGTTCTCGCGCCGCGGGCGGACCAGGCGGGCCGGATTCACATCAACTTTGCGGTTCCGTTGACCCTCCCGATAGCAGAGCGAAAAGAATGCACGATAGCGGTTTGACGTTGCTGGCGTCTTGCAGTGTGAAGAAATCCAGCGGTCCAGTTCTTCTGGAGTGATCTCCTCGGCTGGCCGCGAGCCAAGAGCGGCCCGGACAATCTTGGCCTTGCACTCATAGCCTTTCACGCTCTTATTGTGTACCCTGGCAAACTCCAGCGCGCCGTCGATCAGTGCGGAGAGTGTCACCTTGCCGTTTCGCAGATCGGGCAATTTGATGCCTCGTCTTGCATCAGCCTTCCGGACACGATAAAGATCGATGGCAGCAGACCGAGACCCAGCCTTTTCCCGGTGCTGCTTTCCGTCCTGGTAGAAGTTTATCCACCAGATCCCCGACCCCTTCGGACGCTCAAAGATTCCTCTTGCCGGTTTCACTTCCCGCTTTGCCATTTCGCTACTCTTTCTCGGTGCCTGTTTCTATGGACTGATAATATCGTGAATCCCAAGAAACGTGCACTGATGCCTGTGCCGGCCATTCCGCTGCAAAACGATGCCCATCCTGTGTAGCTAAACATCAGGCTTCAGCAACGGCTTGCGGCCGAATCGGATTGGTGTGGTTTCCCCTGGCGAACAGACGCAAGCTCTCCCGGATCACCAGCACCTTACGGCCAACGCGCCGCGTCTCCAGATCCCGGTTGCTGATGAGGTAATCGACCGATCTCACTGACAGACCCAGGCTGAACGCTGCTTCCTTACGTGTGAAAAGCCATTTCTCGACTTCTGGCATTGCTTCAACTCCTCGGCGCTGGTGCGCCATGTGTTCAGTCTGTGCGCTGGAGTGCCTTCACTGAATACATGGAAGCACCTAGTTCCGCATGAAGGATTTCTTCAATAAGGCTCCCGTTATTCAAGAAATCGACCGAAAGCTTTGCTAAGGCTCCTGAGCCTTTGGTAGATGTGTCCGCTCTCGCAAGCTGATTGCATGAGCGAATACCACAAGATTGAAACCCTCTACGAACGCGATGAAGACACCTTCAGCATCAAGCCGGAGCTGATCCTCAAGAACCGCGTCTACGGCATCCTCAAGACCTGGCACTGGACCGAGAAGATCGACGGCACCAACATCCGCGTCATCTGGCAGGATGGCAGGTTGACCTTCGGCGGCAAGACCGACAACGCGCAGCTGCACACCGAGCTGGTCAACTGGCTGCACGAGAACATCACTCCGGAAAAGATGGCATCTGCCTTCCCCGATTGCGGCGACGCACCCGTCGTGATTTACGGCGAAGGCTACGGCCCTGGCATCCAGAAGAACGGCCGCCTCTACGCGGCGACCAAGAAGTTCATCGTCTTCGATGTGCGCGTCGGCTTCTGGTGGCTGAATGACGAGAACATGCGCGACGTGGCCGCCAAGCTCGGCCTGGACGCTGTTCCCTATCTGGGCGAGATGACCCTCGAAGACGCGACTGCCAAGGTGCGCGCCGGCTTCCGGTCCTCCCTCAATGGCGGCCTGGCCCAAGCCGAAGGCATGGTTGGCCGACCGATCGAGGCTCTCTTCGACAAGAAGGGCCACAGGCTGATCGTCAAGCTCAAGACCAAGGATTTCATCAGGACTCCAGCCAAGGTTCTCACCATGCCCGCCGTGCTGGCCACAGATCTTCCACTCGCAGCCTAACCGGACAGGAGAATCATGAACCTCGCTCTCATCAAGAAGTGGATCACGCGCTGGGAATCAACACGCTTCGCCGCCTACGACGACAAGACCGGCAAGCCAATTACTCCAACAACGGTCCTGGTCGGCAAGGCGCACATCGGCGTCGGATTCGATCTGGAAGCTCCCGGCGCTCAGGCCATCGTTATTGGCCTCCATCTTGACTACGCGGGGATCAAGGCAGGTCGGGTCATCATCACGGCCGATCAGGTGGACGAGCTGCTCGACGCCACCGTCGCACTGGCTGTCACCGGAGCCAGAAATCTGGTTCCCACTTTGGACGCTCTGCCCGCCGACAAGCAGCTCGTGCTTGTCGACCTGGTCTTCAACATGGGCGAGCACGGGCTCTCCAAGTTCGTGAACACTCTGCAGGCTGTGAAGGATCAGCAGTGGAAGGCCGCTGCGTCCGCTCTTCAAGACTCGGCCTGGTTCCACGAGGTCGGTTCCCTTCCCACCCAACGCGGCGGCGCAGATGTGGCTGTCCTCGCCGGCACTGCAACCGCCGCCGGCATCCTGGCCAAAAGGGGAAAGTAATGAACACCTTTGATGAGAAGTCTATTCAGACAAAGATGCCTGGGCAGATGCCCAGGCATTCTTGCTACGCGCGCAACCTGTATTCGCAGATCTCTGACCTTTCACAGATCCCGCAACTGGTGTATCCCCGTGGGCATCGCACCAGTGAAACAGGGTTGGTGTAACAAAGTCGAGGTCCCGCAGAAGAGTTATCCGGCCCGCTTTCAATTGCCACGCCCAGAACCTGCTGTAGGCCGTCTCGTCTCTCGTAAAGCACCTGCAGCTGTGCTTCTACCTCCTGAAGTTCTGACTTCAGGTGATCCACGATTCGAACCAATACAACCTCAAAGTGGTACAAATTTGATGCGAACTACTCTAACAGGTGGAAATCAGGTCGAACCATTAGGGAAACACCCTAGATAAGCGTTTCAACGTACAACTAAGAGGTCACACCGAGGCCAAGCAGCTGGCGAACGGATGTCGTAAATGTGGAGATCCCGTTCTTGAGCGTGGTGAGCTGGCTCTCCAGGTTGGTCACGACCTGACGGATCTTGGTGTCGGTGCCATTGGCCCGAGCTGTCAGGACCGGCACCTGTCCTTGTGTGCCGGCGGGCAGTCCAATCCCATCGAGAGTGGTCACCCTCGACGTCAATGCATCCATCATGGAACTCAATTGGGCTGTGGAGTACGGTGTCGTTGACATGTCTTTCTCCTGTTCTACTGGTGGAAAAGCGCTGCTTCCTTCCCGAGATATTGCCGTGCGTTGAGGGCGCTCGATCCCATCTCTTGAACGGCACGCTGCCTCATCGTCCAAGCGATTTCGGTGTCATGGTATTCGCCGCCGAAGTTCAAGTGGTATGCCTGGTGGCCGAGTTCTTCCAGCGGCGCGACGGTCGAACCGATCTTCTCCCCGATGGTTCCACCGATGATCTGTCCTGCGATCTCACCCGGCATACCAAAGAGAAGACCACCCACGGCACCACCCATGGCCTGGCCTGTAAGCATCCCAATGCCTTCAGCTCCGCGCTTGATCATCTCTCCTTTGGGAGCAGTGGCCACTCCGAGAACGGTGAGGGGAACGCCAAACGTCAAGCCCATTCTGGCTTGCTTGCCCCAAAGGTTGTCAGCAAACTTCCCGTAACCGTACATGCGGCTGCCGGTCATGACGCCCTTAGGCATCCAGGTTTTGCCGCGCGCCATGTTGCGCGTGATCTCTTTTTCAACTGTCCCGCGGAGGAACGGCCGGTTCCAGGCGGGACCGTATCCTTCTTTCTCAAGCCGAGCCAGCGCCCGGTAATCCCCGGCCTGGGCATCCCGGAAGAACTCGGGACTCCCAAATGTCCCGCCGTTGCGTCCTTCGTACTCAGGAGCATTCTTCCCGAACAAGCCGCCGCTGTACCGGGCGAACAGCCCGAACACGTCATCAGCAAGTCCTGCGAGCGGGCCAATCATGGTGTCTCCAGTGATGTCTTAGGGTTTGAGACTGCGCAGCAGAGACCAAACCCATTCGGGGTCTCTCTCGATCTCGCACTCCCAGATCACAACGACCTTGTAGCCTTGGGCCTTGAGGTAGGCGAAGCGGTCACTGTCTCTGGCTTGAACTGCCAGATCCTCCGCTGTCCAGCCTGCCTTGGGCCGGTGGCACGAATGCTTGTGCCAGTAGCAGCCCTGAATCTCCACGACTGCCCACGGCCCAATGAAGACATCCACATGACAGCGGCCAATCTGCTTCTCTTTGGTGAAGGGAATCTTCTCCGCCTTGAGCATGGCATACACTGCCTTCTCAAGCTTCGAGGCCGGCCGCTTCCGGTTGTGCTTCCGCCGGACAGAGTAAGGAACGAGTTTCCGCGTCTTCGTTGCCACA